AATGTTGGATAGAGTATATACCTACTACACTAGTGTTAGTTAGAGCATGTATAAGCACACTAGTAATACAATAGTGTTAGAAGTAATTAGAGAAATATAATATGAATATAAAAATTTATCGCGAACTTGATAGGATAATTAAAAATTGTCCTGGTGCAAGCAAACATGAGTTGTGTGAATTAATAAGAACTAAGTTTGGTGTGGCCGTTACCTCACCAAACGTAGAGGATATTGATAGTGCAGTATTGGAACGATACTTTACAAAAGTATGGCAACCTAAGCATAAGAAATACAAATACAGTGGACTAAGCATAGTTGATGAGATCAACAGTATGAATCTTAGTAATGTACTTGATATTGGCTGTGGTTACAATGAGTTCAAAGGCAAAATCAATAACCTAGTAGGCATTGATGCTTACAACAATAGAGCAGATCATCAAGTATCACTGCTCGACTATCAGACACCAGATAGATATCAAGCTATTATCTGTTTTGGTAGTATAAACTTTGGCAGTGTAACAAAGATCATTGCTGAAATGCGTAAAGCAGTAACACTGGCAACAGTTGGTGGACTACTTTACTTTAGGGTTAATCCTGGTATCCAACATGATGATGAAGAAGCTAAATGGATAGACTTCTTTGAATGGACTCCAGAGTTCATCTATAATATATCACGTGAACTAAATTGTGATATATTGAGTATGCGAAATGACGCAAACAGAATATATTTTGTCCTTAAGAAAGGATAAATAATATTAATGCAACGAGCGTTGCATGAAATCTCCAATCAATACGTGAATAACTAACCGCCGAGTGGCATCAGTTCAGATCACTTTAAACCTTGACTATAATTATCGTAGTCAAATTCAAAAATCAATCAAAGGAAAAAAGATGAAAAAACTTTTAGCAACAGTTGCCTTGGCGACTATGATGGCTACTTCAGCAGTAGCAGACACTTTGACACTACAGTTTCCAAACGGCCCAGGTAAGGGCGGAACGGCATTCTGGGGTGACAATGTAATGAAAGAGCTTAATGCAAAGCTCGAAAAGCATGGACATAATATTGTTCCACGTTACCTACCTGGACAACGTGGTAAAAAGTCCCTTAAAGATTGGGCAGGATCATATATGGAGCGTGGTGATACGCTCATGATTGCTCACGGCGGTAACGGCGAAGGCTTCCTACTAGAAGATGTAGGTGGTTTTGATTATCGTGACTACGATCCAGTAGTTGTAATGAACACAAACATTTGGGTTTCTATTAACTCAGACGTTGACTGGAAAAATGACGTAGTTAAATTTCCAGCAACAGGTGGTACAGGCTTTGCGGCTGACATCGTTGCAGTAGGACTTATGATGTGTGGACCAGAAGTTAATGCCACAGTTGAATCATTCCTAGAGTGTACAAACGAACGTGTACGTTTTATCCCAGGATTTAACTCTGGTGGTGAAAAGCGCCAAGCATTCCGTAGAGGACAGTTAGACGCAACACGTGATACTCCACAGACTTCTTTAATGGGTTATGCTAAAGAGTATGAGTCAGGACAAAGTCGTGTATGGTTTGCACACGGTATTGTAGACGGTAAAGGTTCTGTTTACGGTGATCCAAACGCACCAGAAGGCGCACAGTCTTTTAACGAAGTGTACGTTGCAGAGTGGGGCGTTGAACCAACAGGTCCTGTTTATGATGCTTATAGAGCATTCCAAGGATATCGTGATGGTTTCCAAAAGACAGTATGGATTGCACCTAATTCTCCATACAAAGACGTAGTTAATCAAGCAGTTCAAGAAATGATTAACGATCCAGAAGCAATGGCTCGTTTAGATAAGAAACTTGGAGCGTTCCCTTGGTTAGCCGGTGATGAAGTTGTCGAATTTAGTGACTACTTGTTCTCACTTATTAAAAGAGAGCGTCTTGAGACACTAGTTATTCTTGCAAATGACGTGTTTAAGTACCAAGATGCATACGTTAAGGAAGAACTACTCAAGTAATGGAGTGGATTCTACAATATCCAGTTGCCGTGCAGTGGGCTATTATGCTTACTGCCGGCATCTTTTATGGGGGCTTAATTGGATTAATTCCTAGTGCTGGCCCTGGTAAAGCAATCATTATGCTCTTCGTTATTGTACAGAGCTTTGATTTTACTGGCGGTAATTATCTATTCGTATTGTTTTCTATTGCAACAATGGTATCATGTACTATTGGTGATAGTTTTGCAAGTGTACTCTTGGGGATACCAGGAGCATCAGGAGCGGCAAGTACAATGGTAGATGGATTTCCTCTAGCAAAGCAGGGTAAGGCAAGTTACGCTCTTAGTTCTGCAATTACAGTAAGCACAATTAATGGTTTATTATTTGGTGCATTAGGTATGGCTATTATTCCTTTTTATGGAGCGATAGCAGACTATGTTGGTGTACCAGAGATAGCTGGATTAATATTGGTAGCATTCTGTTTAATATCAGTTGTTACTACAAGAAATACGGGCAGAAGTTTAATTGCTATTGCAGTAGGTTTGTTTATTGGATCTATTGGTTATGGTATGATGGGCGAAGTTCGTAATACAGGCGGCTGGGCATACCTAGAAGATGGTGTACCAGTTGTTATTGTGGCGGCTGGTTTGTTTGCACTTCCTGAATTATATGAAGCACTAACAACCAAGTATGAAGTCGCAAGAATTTCACGTAAGGAACACAATCAACAAACATGGGATGGCATTTTGGCTGTCTGGAAACACAAGTACCTAGCCTTTATGGGTGGGTGTATTGGTTTCGTTGTTGGTATCTTACCTGGAACAGGTGGTGGTATTGGTGACTGGACAAGTTATAGTGCTACAGTTGCAATAAACAAAAATGAAAAAGTAAAGTTTGGTACTGGTAATATTAAAGGTGTTATCGGTCCTGAAGGCGCTAACAACGCTGGCAAGATGGGAGGCTTATTGCCTACTATTATGTTTGGTATTCCAGGCGGCAAAGTTTTTGCATTATTAATGGCCTTATGGCTTTATGTAGGCTTTGAAGTTGGTAGTCCATACATCATGGATGATACGCAGTTTATGAATAGTTTACTGGGTGGCTATATGTTTGGAACATTCTTTGCTGGTGTACTGATGTTAGTGTTTGCAAGATGGTGTTGCAAAATCGTTTACATTAATCCATTATATTGGATCCCCCCAATGTTGGCGTTGACGATTTGGGCAGTTCTTGCAAGTAGATTCTACGCAAGTGTGTATGAAGATTTAACCATGCTAGTAATATTTGGTATTATTGGTATGATAGCTAAGTATGGTAAGTTTAGTAGACCTGCCCTACTTATGAGTTATATCTTATTCCCACGTATTGAAGGATCTTATCTACAGTTGTCTAACGTATTCTTTTATGATGATATACAGTCTGTGTCAGCGGCACTGGGCGGTGACTTTAGTTTATTAAGTCAAAACTATATCTTTAATAATCCTACGTTTATTCAACACCCTGTATTACCGATTGCTATTATAATTGGTATACTACTTCTATTGTACGGATTTTTTAATAAATCTCGGACAATGGATTACGCATAAACAAAAATCTGAGCTCCCTCCTATAAATACTACTGAAGTAGTAATTTCAATAGGGGGGAGTTCTACCATGATAGATCCTATTACGGCTATGTCAGCCGCAACAGCCGCTTTTAGCACAGTGAAACGTTTAGTTAGTGCTGGCCAAGACTTTGAAAATTGTATGGGCAGTATGAGTAAATGGTATACTAACGTAAGCGACTTTCGTAAAGGGCAACAGCTCAATAAAAATCCACCATTGTTTAAGAAGTTATTCAATGCTGGCTCAGTAGAAGAAGAGGCGTTAAACCTTATTATACAAGAGAAGAAACTTATAGAAATGGAAAAAGAGTTACAAACCTTACTAAATTTTAGATTTGGATTTGGTACGTGGGATGAACTCAAAGAAATGCAACGTAAGATACGCAAAGAGCGTGAAGCGACTATTTACAAACAAGAAGAACGTAAGAGAGCATTATTTGAAGCACTAGCGATCGGTGCCATGTTGTTGGTCTTAAGTGGAATAGTTGTTTTTGTATTTTATTTAATTGGTATAGATAGGGGCGTTCTATAGAATGATGACACATGTTTTTCTTCTAGTTTATATGCTAGGAGATCAAGTACAAGGAGGCCAACCTATGTACTTTAGAAGTATCCAGACATGTAATTGGTACGCAAGCAAGATCGTCAAAAGGTATGGAAACTATTCATACTCCAGCCTTGTTCCTAAAGAACATAAAGCTACAGCGTATTGTAAGCCAGTGTGGCGAGACACTGACAGGATACTGGTCTATGATTGGTAAGGGGAATGATCTATAGGTTTAAAGATAAAGTAATAGAATGGGATGGTAAAGCCAGAGTTTATTCAGGGGGCTGGTTAGTCTTTAAGGGCTGTGGTTTTATCGGGATCTTAACTTTTATCAAGTTATGTGACAACCACCCTGATGTAGTTGAAAAATTTAAACCGCAATTAGAACAACGAGAAAAAACTCGCTTTAAGGAAGCAAAGCCTAATGACAATCAATTGTCTGGCTAGGCTTCTTTTTCTTCTATAAAACATCTTGCTGGCGACTTCAAACTAATCCCCAACCTTTTACAACGTGCAATTAAATTTGTTCTTCCCACCTTTAATAACGAGGCAGTATGTGTTTGATTATAATCACACGCTTCTAGTGCTTCAACAACCATATTGGTTTCTTTATCTCGCAATTCAGCCTCTAAACTTGTATCATCAAATTTGGAAGGATAAATATTTATTGTAGTGTTAAAGATCTCATCGAGTGAATCCCATAGATAGTCTTGTTCTGTTTTTTCGCTCATATTTCACTAACTCTATTCTATATAGGTGTAAAAATATTTACACTATACATAAATACCACATGGAGGGTATAATTTATGCAGATTATAAAGTATTTAGTAGCAACAGTTATTCTTACCTGGGCATCAGCTAGTATAGCTGGTGAACTTGAATGGTCCTTTAAATCACCAGCTTTTCATTACGGCAATGGATATAGTAACCATGTTCTAAGTGTAGAACAGTTAGGATATCAACGTAAAAAGGAACTGGAAGAATCCAAAAGGTCTGAAGAAGCTAGGCTGGAACGTGAACTAGAAAATACTACACTCAATAAGTTCTTAAAGAACGTTGAGTCACGCATATATGCTACTCTTTCCAAACAAATGGTAGACAGTATGTTTGAGACTTGTGATGAAACTACTACAACCTGTCCAACAGGCGGTACAGCAGAAATCGAAGGATCAACTATTACTTGGTTGAAAGATTCTACAACAGGAAGTATTAAACTTACTATAGTTGGAGAAGATGGAACCACTACCGAAATCACGATTCCAGGTGCGGGGGAGTTTAACTTTTGAAAAAACAAATACTCCTAAGTTTCCTGGCAGTAATACTCGGCGGGTGTTCGTCAATGAATCAATCTCTAGACGTTTATAGAGAGAGTCAAGACAATAACGCTTCGCCTAAAGTGCAAGTCAGCCCTATAGCAGAAAGACTAGAAGATGTCCCGAAGCTAGACGGCAAAAAGATTACAATCGCAGTCTACGGTTTTCAAGATAAAACAGGACAGCGTAAACCAGTAGCTGGTGTGTCTAGTTTATCTAGTGCAGTTACACAAGGTTCAGAAGTTTGGGTAATCAAAGGCTTACAAGATGTAGGTGGACAATCGTGGTTTGAGGTGGTAGAGCGTGTAGGCATGGACAATCTAATCAAGGAACGCCAGTTGATACGCAATACGAGAGAAGTTTATGAGAAGGAAAAGGTTTCAGGACCTACTCCTTTAAAACCACTCCGTTTTGCTGGGCTAATACTTGAAGGTGGGATTGTCGGCTATGATGCTAACACCGCTGTTGGCGGCATAGGTGCCCGTTTCTTGGGTATAGGCGCACAAACAGAGTATAGAGTAGATACAGTGACAGTAGTCATACGTATGGTTAGTGTAAGCACAGGGAGAGTGATGCTCAGCATCGCGACAGAGAAATCAATTGCAAGCACGAGAAGTGGAGCCGACATATTTAAGTTTTTAGACTTGGGTACAAAAGCAATAGAGAGTGAAACTGGTTACAGTGTCAATGAACCAGTAAACTATGCCGTAAGGGCGGCTATTGAATGTGCCATTATAGAATTAGTATATGAAGGTGAAAAGACAGGCTTGTGGAAATTTAAACAAGACATAGATGATAAAAAGGCAGAAGTAAAAGAACTAAGTTCTGACAGACCAGTATTAAGACCCGAGGATAAGATTCAAAAACTAGCAATGCAAGCATTGTCTGGTGTAGAGATGAAAAGAACGGCACAGGATTCTGGACAATTACCCATTATTAGTGATGGGCCACATGGGACAAAGACGTGGCAACCAACTATAGAATGGAAGTGGAGCAAAGACTTAAACACAACAACAGATCGTGAATATCAATTTTGTGATAAAGACGAACGGTGTTTCAAAACTAGTACTGATCTATATAGGTTTGAATCATTACAAGCAATTAAAAAGGATAGTTTGACCATGTCAGACTAACAAATATTGGGGGATATTATGAGATTGTTTTTCGTCGTGCTTATGCTACTCACAGCAGGGTATGCATCAGCGAATGAGATTTACATACAGCAAGTAGGTGACACTTTGGATTTGGACATCACACAAGATGGTACAGATAACAAAATTGGTACAAGCTCGCAAGATGTAATTTTAGGTGCAACAGGCACCGCAAGTGATACTATGACATTTGCTATCACACAAACAGGTAACAGCAACGCTATTACCGCACAAATATTAGGTACTACATATACAGGTACATGGACTTTTACAGGTAACAGCAACACAGTTGACTTACTTTGTGATAGTAGTGGCGCAGGTAACTGTGATACCGTAATAATGAATATTGCCACAACAGGTAATAGTAACGCTTACACAATTAAGGTTGGTGAATCAGCTGATTCAGATGGCTTAACAGCTAACTTTACTGTAACAGATGATGGTGCAGTTATTGCAACAGATGTTAATGGTAAAGCCGCAAACTTAACAGTGACAGTTAACAAGAATAGTTCATCTATTAGTACAGTGAACACTTTAGATCTTGATATGGCTGGTGATGGCGATATTTTAGGTCACACACAAATATTAAGTGTAAAAGGAAGAGGAAATAGTGTAACGATTAACCAATCTGGTGTTAAGGATAATCACGTTGATTTGGATATGACAGGCGATAACGCCGACGTAGACATCATTCAATCAGATTAACTTATAGCTAGGAGGCAATTATGTACATTATAAAAAATACTAAGATTCCTTCAGGGGATCACAATGATACTTAGGTTTTTACTATTATTAGTATTAGCAACGCCAGCGTATGCTGACATTGGTGACATAGGAAAGATTAAAGGATCAGGCGCCCTTGAACGTGGCAATGAAAGTATTATTGCAGAACAGGGCGTGTCTGTGCAAACCATGGACACGGCTGTTACCGCAAATGCCAAGATGCGTATTGACTTTATTGATGATACTCGTGTTGATATAACACAACACAGTAGATTATTAATAGATGAGTTTGTTTACGATCCTGCAAATGATATTGGATCACTAAGCATTAAAGCAACATTAGGAACAGTCCGTTATGCAAGCGGACAAATCGCAAAAAAATACCAACAAAATGTAAAGATTAGAACACCAAGTGCAACAATTGGTGTACGTGGTACCGACTTCATTATGGTTGTAGATGAGATGGGTGGATCAATGATTACCCTATTACCCAGCTGTGATGTTAGCGGTAACTGTTATACAGGTGAGATTGAGGTAGAAACAGACACTGGTTTCGTTATACTTAATCAAGCATTCCAAGCTACATTAACTTCAACAAGATGGCAACCTCCTGCAAAGCCACTGTTACTTAATATAGACGAGAAGGAGATTAACAGTCTTCTAATCTTACGTAAAAAGAACCCTTATGAAGATGAAGAGTATGAAGAATATGTTAAGCGTAAGAAGCTTGCAGATTTTTTAGGTATTGACTTCTTAGAATTTGATGGACTTGATGCTGATGCACTAACTGATGATATACAAAATATATGGGAAACAGAACTTGATGCACATTCTTATATGTTACAAGATCTTCTGTTTGATATCCTAGATCAGTTAAATGCATCAATTAGTGCAAGTTTTCAAGATGAATTAAAAAGACAAAACAAATTATTTTTATCAGAAGGTTCTAAGAGTATAAACAAAGATCAATACGGATTTGATCCAGCTACAGGTATTAATTTAATTAAAGAAGAACCATATAGAATATTAGAAAGACGTGATCCAATAACAGGTGATTACTTGCGGCTTAAATTATATCTACATGGTGGTTATACGATAAATATGACACAAGGGGAGTGGGAACAATATGATTACAAATTGGGCGCCGATAGCTCTAGTACTATTGATATTAAACAGTAGTGCAGTACTAGCAAATGATATCTATATACAACAGGTAGGTGATGATCTTGATATGGACATCACTCAAGATGGTTCCAATAATCAGGTTGAAGGATTGTCTGGCAGTGGTGATGCCCAAATAAGTGGGAACAATAAAACAATCGCACTAACACAACAAGGTGACAACAACCAGTATCGTATCTGGACAAACGGTGACAATCAACAAATGACAGCAACAACCACAGGAAACAATAATATAACCGCCATGGATAATCATGGAAACAATAATAATATGTCTATAAGTATTACTGGTGGCTACAATCAAACTCATACTGAAATAGGAAACGGTGGCGATAACGATAACGCCATAAGTTTAACTATAGACAATGGTGATGATAATTATATATACTCTGAAGTACAAAACGGCGATTATAATCAAATAGACACACAAATACATAGCCAAGACGATGGTTATATAAAAGTAACAGTCAATGGTAATAGTAATAATATTAAAGCATGGCAAGGCAAGCACGAAGATGGTAATGTAGATTCAGATGAAACTGGTGACAATGAGGTATATTGGATTGTATCAGGTAACAGCAATAACCTTGCAAGTTATCAGACAGATGATAACGGTAATGGTGGACAGCATATTGCAAACTATATTACAGGTAATAGTAATACAGTAAAACACACACAGCGTGGTGCAAGTGATCACAGAGGCTTCATTGAAATAGGTGGCGATAGCAATACTGTAGAGCTTAAACAAAGAGGGAATAGCAATGTACAGTTCGCTGATATAGTTTTAGATGACGGACACACGGTTGATGTACATCAGAGATACGGTAGTCATACCGCTAACATTGACCTTACAAACGCAGGCGGCGGATATACATTAGATTTAGATCAAACTGCCAGCACTAACCAAACATATAACCTAACAGGTACGTGTGCGACTGTGGGTGGTTGTGGCTTAACAATAACACAAAACTAAGGAGACTTATGCATGATAGAATTGGTAATGGCAGGATATTTACAGTGCTCACTAGCCGCACAAATAATAGTCAACGAAGACCGAAAATGTTTCTATCAGTGCCGAGACTCAAGCAGAGAGTTCGCTTCAACACTAAAGCAATATCAATGCCCTAAAACACTTTATGCTGATAGACCAGCATTACCCTTTAAAGAACGAGACCGTGAAAACAAATGGACCAAAGAGGAAATAGAAAAATATGCTGAGTAAATATATAACACATTGGTTAACACCACTACTTACGGCAACGTTAATAGCACTCTTTCACTATTCAGATAACTTTGTAGTTGAAACAGTAAGACTTAAATCATTTGACCTATTACAACAAACTGATAAACCTATTGCAAGTCAGGATATAGCAGTTGTTGAAATAGACGAAGCCTCTATAGAAAAATATGGACAGTGGCCCTGGAGCAGAGAAGTAATTGCAGATATTATATGGCAGTTGCGTGAAGCTGGTGCAGGCATTATAGTATTACCCATGCTGTTCAGCGAGGACGATAGACTTGGAGGCGATGAAGCCCTAGCTGATGCACTATACGAAAATGGTGTTATCATTGCACAAACAGGAAGTATACAGGCGAATAAGAATGCAGTGCCACGTGGTGTTGCAAAGATAGGTGACCCTCTACCCTACTTGTTTGAATGGCCAGGCATGCTTGGACCAATTCCATTACTAGGCGAAACAGCAACAGGTGTTGGCGTACTAAACACAGCACCAGAGATAGATGGCGTAGTTCGTCGTGTACCATTAATCATGCGTGTGGGAGAAGAAACATACCCTAGTATCGCAGTTGAAGTTATACGTGTAGCAACCAACGCTCCAAGCTATCAGATCAAAGCAAATGCAGGCGGCGTAGAAAAAGTACGTGTGCCTGGATATCCAATAATTAATACTGATCCCAACGGACAAATATGGTTACGTTGGAACAAAGAGTTTTCATCAGTTAGTGCCACTGATACTTCTAACTTTGCACTATTACAAGGTAAAACTGTAATAGTTGGAGTTACGGCAGAGGGTATTGGTGGTATTATAGCGAGTCCAAAAGGGCCACAGTTCAATTACATTCCAGCGGCTACAACACTACAAAATTTGCTGGATGGAGATCAAATTGAACGTCCCTTTTGGGCTCTCCTAGCAGAACTAATAGCAACAGCCGCAGTTGGTTTAATAATTGTAGTTGTTGCAGGATTGGCACCCTACTGGTTAGTAGGGGCTGTCGTAGTTGGGTTAGGAGCAGGCTTGGGGTATGGTAGTTTATATGCTTGGCAAAACTATTTGTATCTGATTGATGTAAGTATGCCACTATTAGCAGTTGTAATCGTTGCATTACATGCAGTGTTTAATAGGTTTATAAGTGAATACTTTCAGAAGATGGAAATTAAAAAGCAGTTTGCTGGATACGCATCACCTACAGTTGTGCGTATGCTACAGGAAAATCCAGCATTAATTAAAGACGGTATGAAGAAGGAAGTTTCAATTTGCTTCTCAGACTTGCGTGGATTTACACCACTGGGCGAATCATTTGGAGATGATGTTAAAGGTCTTACAAAGATTATGAATGGCTACATGGATGCAATTACCCAACCAATACTTGATGCTGATGGAATGGTAATCAAGTATATTGGTGATGCAAGTATGCATGTACACAATGCACCAATTGAAGACCCAGACCATCCTAAAACAGCAGTACAATGTGGACTGGATATGTTAAAAGCAGTGGAGATATTTAATGACAAAATTACAGCAGAAGGTAGACCACCAGTGGGTATGGGGGCTGGTATTAATACTGGTCTTGGGTATTTGGGCGAGATGGGTTCCACAGCCAGACACAGTTACGATGTCCTTGGGGACTCAGTGTCCACAGCCGCCAGAATTGAAAGTAAATGTAAAGAGTATGGATGCGTATTACTTATTGGACAAGCCACTTACGATCAGACAAAGGATGATTTCTTTTACTTAAAAATAGATGACCTAGCAGTTAAAGGTAAGAGTGTTGGTATTGGTATATGGACTGTACTAGATGATGCAAAGCCAGCGTGGCGTACAGCAAAACGCAAGCATGAAGAGATGTATGAGTTCTACCTAGCACAAAAGTTTGATGATGCTATAGCGAGTTGTAATTTATTACACAACCACTTTGATGGTAAGATGTCTGGATATTACGATATGTGGATTGAACGTTGTGAGTATATGAAAACACAAGAGTTACCTAAGGACTGGAACGGTGTGTTTATTGCTACTACAAAGTGATAGTCAACAAAATATTAATGCGTCCCAAGACGCAATTAATTTAACCTTACCTTAACGAAATTACATCATTGATAAATGCACTAGCCACATACATATTTTAGCTGAAATAACACCTATTAATACACCACATAAGCCAATTAATATAACTTCATAGGTATGCCAAGTAGGTTGTTTCTTCATCCACGCTTGTGTAGTCTCATTTTGTCTTTCGAGCCATCCCACGATCTTTCTCCCCTTTGAAACTTTCAATGTCGTCGAGATCTATATCAAGTTTCTTACCAGTCATCTTTTCGTATTCTTCTTTATACTCGATAACCATATTTAGTTTTTGCTGGAGACGGATCATATCATTATCTAACATTCTAATACGATCAATCAAACCAATAAGAGTTCCCATAGCATCTCCAAGAACAGGTTTCACTTCATTTACTACCCATTTCCATACGTAGTAAATTATAAATCCCATGCCAACAGCCGCCACAATAGGAAACCCATATTGGCTGATTGCTTCTGTTAATGTATTAGGACTCAGAGCCTTCTCCACTTACTTCTTTAACTTTCACTAGCCAACCATTTTCGTTGACAATGAATCGGTCACCAGGTTTATAGAGCCAATGGTCTTTTGCTGAGCCGTCCTTTTGAACACCCATCACTTCACCTGGCCAGTCTCCTGTGACACGAAAATTTTCGCCTGCTTGATCTATATTATAATCAATCCACATCATTTTAGTCTCTCCTTGCGTCCGCTTTACCTTCGTTTGCGGCAATACGGTCGGTATTAGGTTTCACGCCCATGGCGTATGACATCAAGGCATCAATCTTAACTAAATCATTATTCATTGTTTGCACTCTATTGTCGAGACCCTTAATCATTCCATTTATTGTCTTCACCTGAACTGTTACACTACCAAGTATAAACTTTAGCGTAGTAAAGATAAAGAACCCAGCACCCAAAGCACTGGCGATTGGAAATCCTACGTCTCCTATAAAACCAAAGAACTCCATGTTCTGCCCCCCAACAGTATTATAGTGGTATTTATTAAGATTGTAGTTTTTTGTAGTCTAAACCAGTCAATTCTTGGAAGTATTGTAACCATATATCTTCATTGTCTTGTCCCCACACTTGGTTAAATGGCCCACCATTTGTAAAGTGTAGAGCATAAGGTTCTGGGTTAATGTCATATTCTCCTACTAACCAATTCCAACGAACATCTAATGATCCTATTCTAATATCATCTGTCCATTGAAATCTATGTAAGTATTGTGGTGACATATTGTTTACGGCTATGGTACTGAGCTTTTGCACGTCTGGGTGACTGCAATTAAAAAGTATTAAGCTACTCCAGTTCTTTTTAGGAACAGCTTCTTGTTGCTCACCGTAAAATTTAAATTCGTTTTTGGGAGTGTACTCTGCATGTCTTACAACAAAACAGCTATATCTTTCTGAGCCTGGACGTTGTATAATATCCTCAACGACTGGTGTTATATCTTTTAGGAACACAAAGTCGCTGTCAACAAACATTGCCCAGCCTTCAAACTTTTCTAAGTGTGGTATTAGAAATCTACTGTAGGTAAACTCTGTACTTGCTTTACCCTCTGTACGCCAATAGACTCCATCTTTTACGAGTTTATCCATACGTAATATATCAATATCTATATTGTATTTGGCGTGCTTATGTAAACTGTACTCGCAAACTTTAGTTGCATCTTGTTGTTTACTGTCATGTCCTATGTATATTTTCATTCCAGATATTGGCGCTCTCTTCTCCGCTTTTACAACCGTTTGTATTACACCCACTACAAGCAGGTAGGTTGCTTCTATTTCCTAATAACAGTTCCTTGCGAACTGCCATGAATTCAGCAGACATCCATATGTTATTGAATGTATCAGTATTTATATTGCCGAAATCTTGTTGTTTTCTAGCCCAATCGTTACAACACAAACCTACTCCGCCGTCCCAATCAATGAATGCTTTATACATAGGCATCCAACATTGTTGTTGCAATGATTCAATCATACCCATTGTACCACCACGATTGTTAAAGTCGTATACTTCTAATAGGTTTGATTCTCCAGTGTCGTAGTTATTTCTAATCCTGCACTTGCCTACAAAGTTTGACATAAGTTCTGTCATTGCTTTTGTCTGTTCAGGACCATCGTAACAGTCTATTATTATATGGCTCAAGCCATACGCACTTAGCTCTTGGTGTGTGAGTTTACCATTCAGTAAACGATCACCATTAGTAATCATTTCAGTGTGGAAGTTTTTACTGAATGCATCAATGATCTCTAATATATGTGGATTAAGTGTAGGTTCACCCCAGCCTGTAATATGTATATCACCACTGTAGTTTGCATCAAGCAGTTGTTTACTCAATGTTTCCGCAGTTGCTACAGACATATGTAAGTTGCGATTAGGATATATGTCTGGATCAACTCTAGGACAGAAGCTACATTTTCTGTTACATAATTCAGTAGGATTTATCTCTACAGTTGCTAGACCCAATAGTTTTTCGTTAGTTGTGTCAAGCTCGTTGTATCTATTCTTTCTATGGGTAATGTGTTCTAGGAAGTCGTTCACTACAAATCTTTCCTATTCTTACTGATATTATTTTTAGTGTTAGTTATAACTCTTTGTTTACTTGGATCTGGTGTGAAGTCAGTGTCCACTAAGCTCTTTGGATAATGATCAAATCCTTCATACAACCATCCATCTTCCTTCTTTTTGAACATATAATCACCCATCATAAAGATATCACCTTTAAATACACATTGGTTTAATAACTTTTGAGGACCATATTCAATCATTGCTTCGCGGTGTATTGTATCTGTGTATGAGAATGAAGGTAATACAAGTCTAAACTTTTGTGGATTGCTTTTGTATTTGCCAAACTTCCTTAACCACCTAGCCATACCCTTTGCCCATGGTCCAAACTGATCGTCTTCATATGAATATCCATCGTCACCTGCAGTGAATACAACCTCTTCGTAGTGCCAATTAAATCTAGGATCACTTGACTTTTTAAATATGCTTGCAAGTTGTTTAGCAGTATGTATCTGTGTCCAATCGTCTAAACTCCAAAAGAAAGGCTGTTGATCTATTTCAGGATACCATATATAAAATAGCTCTATCTCTTCTAAGTCTTGTAAGAAAACAGTTGCAATCTTTTTATCACCGCCTGGATGGCATGTATAGTATCTACCAGAGTTAATTATTTGCATGGGAGCCATAATACCATTCTCTTTAATATCGTTTACTAACCACAGCTTCTTTGCAATCCTATAACATGTGTATAGATCCTCATCATTATTCCATTCCCAATGCTCACACTCTGAAAAGCGTTGCTTTGTTTCTTTATCAAGTTGTCTGAACTCTTCTATTTGATTACTAAATCCTAGCATGACACTACCTATTCTACCACCATTTGGGATTGGATCTAGCAGTGATCGCAGTTGTCTACTATTAGATTTGACGTGTATAACTTGAGCTCTCCCAGTAGTATGAGCCCAATCAAACCATTGATCTAAATTTTTTACTCTCACATCTTATCCTCTATTTCAGCAAACCAATCTTTAAATTCAGGACGTAAGTCTAAAACATTTGATTTACGTACTTTGTCTAATGCAGTTATAAACTTATAAAATTTTATTTGCATATCTATTTCTGGTTTACTGGTTGGCCATATACTTGTAGGTAATACTCTATCTACATCTAGGTATTCAGGCTTGTATACTTTTTGGTGGTGGTATTGGAGTTGACTTCGGTACACACCCTTGTCATACCATTCTCTCATAATTGGTTTAGCTAGTGTTGACTGATCATATGTTATAGGATGAATTGTATCTATAACAAATACTCGCCTACATATTGATAATATCCTTGTAATATTATCTTTCACTTCCTCAATACCAAAGTGATCACCTCTAGCATATCTATATATTTTATCGTCCCATGCGTCAACACTAATTTGCATGTTCAGTCTTTTAAATTTGGATAGTTTGTTTAATATATCTGTATCTATCAATGTTCCATTTGTCATTATACGCAAGTGACAATCAGGTACATGTTCACTTAGAAATTTAATAAACTCTAACGCATCTTCTTGGTAGAGTGGCTCTCCACCTGATAGTTCAACAGTACCTAAGTCTCTCCACCACTCTAAAGGTATTTTTGTCCACCAGTCTATTCCCATTGTACTATAAGGAACCTCAGGTAATCGCATGTCGTGATCAAGTAACTGATTCATCCTCTTCTCATCTTTGAGCCACGCAGTGCTACGATCACTGCCACACATCACACACTTAAGGTTACACTTGTTTGAGAAGTCTATCTTAAGATAGAATTTGTTACCATTATTAGTATACTTTTTTAGCTTGAATCGTTGGCTAATACCTTCTGGATCTGCTTCTCTGTCTATGCAGACAGCACAGTCGTTATTGTAACCGCCATGCTGTAACACACTATACTTTTTAATGTACTCAGGACTTTGTAGTATGCTTAGAAAGTCTTCAGTGTTATTTAACTTATATGTATGGCTATCTACATTACTGGCAAGTGAACAACACAGTCGCATAGTATTGTCTTGTCTTAGCCATACGTGTTGATTGCCTGCCTGGCACCATCTAGTCATTAGTTTACGCTTTCTAAGTTTTTTATTGACATTCAGGGGGTTTCCATGTATAATAAATACATATATAATTATATTTAGCTAGGAATAGAATGAAGCAAATGCTTATCATAACCGGACCGCAAGGTTCCGGTAACCATGTCTTCAGTAAAGTATTTGCTTTACATGACAAAGTGTTTGGATGGAGTTCACTAAATGAAACCTATTGGGAAGGACATCATCACGAACCGTTCGCTGATATGTGGCAAGACCCTGAGCTATTAAGAGAATTTGATTGGACACAAAGTGAGTACTTTGTTACCAGTGTTAGCTGTCCCTATGTATACGACGGAGAGCAAACAATTCCAGATTACACAAGTTTCATACAAGAAGCCACTAACCATTGTGATGTACAGTTAGCCATCATAGGAAGAGATCAGAATATATTAGAAATGCAACAAAAACGTGTAAGAGGTATGCACACTACGCCTATAGCAATGGAATGGATTAAGATTTTAAAACAAACGCCATATCCTACACACTTTTTAAGTCAAGAACTATTGTATATGTATAAAGAGAAATACCTACAAAGTGTTGCCAAACAGTTGAACTGGCCAGTAGCATGGTGGAATGAGGAGTTAGATAAGATCCTCAAAGAAGATGCAAACAAAAAGTATATTAGCCCAGTAAAAGAACACTGGTTAGATAAAGAAGTTAAAAAAGCAATTAAGGATAGTAAATGCTAGATGTATTCATGCTCACGTTTGGTGAGCCAGAGGCAGATGATAATTTTGCCCACTTACAAACTTTTGCACCACATGCAAAACGTATTGACAATATACCAGGACTATTAAATGCACACAAAGCATGTGCTGAAGAAAGTAGGACTAAATACTTTTATGTTTGTGATGCCGATGCATACATTCAACCCAACTTCCAATTCAAGTTTGAACCAAGCGAAAGAAGAGAGGCCTATCCTGGAGTTCCCGAAACAGAATGCGTATTTACTTATCGTAGTCATAACCCTGTTAATGATCTCATATATGGATATGGTGCAGTCAAACTCTTTCCTAAACAACGGCTACTTGCTACCCCAGAGTTTAAGGTAGATATGACTACAAGTATTGGAGCAAAGTTTAAACCTCTATTTGAGATTAGTAATATTACAGCATACAATACAAGTCCATTTGATACTTGGAAGAGTGCATTTCGTGAATGTACTAAACTATCAAGTGGTATTATTGATCACAACAAACAAGTTGATGATGCATATAGATTGCAAGTCTGGTGTGAGCGTGGAGAGAATCGTAAGTACGGTGAGTACGCACTACTAGGTGCTCAGCAAGGAAGAGATTTCGGAATGCATTACAAAAATAATAAACAAGCACTTAGCCGTATTAACGACTGGAAGTGGCTAAAGGAGACATTTGATGGAGCACTCTAAATTCCAAGAGCAACATCACTGGTTATGTGGACTAAGCGAATACTTTCGCTACACTGAATCATATGATGAAGACTTTGAATTAATATTCCGTGCATTGTATCACGATAATAAGTTTAGGAAACGTGACTTAATTATTAACATGGCAAAAAAGTATGCTCGCAAAGAGCTTGCAAGTTTAGAAGATGCTAAGTTAGAACAGATGGACGATAAGATGCAGAGCTTTTTTAACATTGCTATGCACAGTGAACTAGAAGATTATGATATTAAAGCAAGACAGCTAATTGGTTTCCTTGCATGGTATATTCCTGAAGTACCATTACTAGAACGTACAAGTAGATTCATGGCATACTTTGCTAATCAAGACTTGGATCTGCCTGATCTAGGAGACTTCTACAGTAGAGGACAAATTAAAAGTAAAATCTGGTTAGTATCAGAACTAGCTAAAGTTATAGGTGATGAGCCCGTTGGTAACGTAGTATTTTATGGTGGCTGGTATAACTTCATTGCACAGTTCTTATATGAAATGTTTAACGTAAAGAAGATATACAGTATTGATTTAGACGAGGCAGTAGTAGGACCATGTAAACGATTGTATGCAGAAGAGCTAGACGATAAACGTTTTATTCCCTTTACAGCAGACGTAGGCAAAATGCAATGGCGTGATAAAGGCTTATGGTATATTGATCATACTAAACGTGATGAACAAATTGAACGCTGGATGGAAAAGCAAGAAGAAAAGTATGCATCTGAAATTGAAGCAAAACAAGATGAGATCATGCAAGGTTACACTAGTAAAGAAAAGATTAGAGAAGATATATTTAAAGACAAAGATGAAACATTCAAAAATTATGGTTGGAGACATCTAAACGACTTTAACATGGTTGTCAATACAAGTTGTGAACATATGAATAATGATTGGTTTAATAATTTGCCTGACGGCACGTTTGTTGTACTACATCAGAACGATTACTTCTCAAACGAACAACATATTAACTGCATGAAAGACATAGAGGACACTAAAAAGAACTATCCTATGTCAGAGATATATTATGAAGGTACACTTGATACACACCTTTATAATAGATTCATGCTTATTGGAAGAAAATAATGGCAGAAAATGTAACTTCACATTTAATTGAAGATCACACAATATTCAGAGATGGCAAAGAAATGCCATACATAGATGCAATGGGTCACATTGTAAACCAGTTAGCAAAACAAGATTGTTGGTATAAAGAAGATTATATTATAGATGAGATTACTCTTAATCAGCAGGGCAAACGTGTAATGAACTTAAAGTGGTTAACAGAACGAAAAGGAATGTTAATTAAGATTGGTGGCGTTACTAATGTCTGGGGAGAACAAGGTTAATGGATCAAGAACTATGGGATACCATACTTGACCAGTATTCATTAAGGGAGTTGCAAAAAGAAGCGGCTCGTGCAATTAATACAATGCAAGCTGACAACAATAGCATACACAAGTTTAATAGTAAAGCACATCATAATAGTCAGCTATGGTATAGAGCAGTAATACAATATTACATTGAAGAGCATGGTGGATTACCAAGTGAGATTGGTCCAGGCGTAGATATAAAGTTAATTTTAGATGAATAGAGATCATGTATGGTATATAAAATATGCAAGTGCTATAGCAATTCTTATCGCAATGGTGATGCATGTTGCAGGATTTACCCCCTGGAATAGTTTTATGCAGTTAATTGGAGCCGCGGGCTGGTGCTATGTAGGCTACAAATGGAAAGAGAACGCAATGTTACTCAACTTTATTCCACAGTTTATGATTATAATTCCTATGTTGGTTTGGATATATGTTATTAATAGTTAGATACAATCCAGGTAATGGTGGCTGGGCAGTTGCAAATATAATTAACACTTGCCTTGGACATACATTACAACCAAGTGAAGCAGAACAGTTTGAAGGTAACGGCCATAACACAAGTTTATACGACAGGCTAAGTTCAGAGAAAGAATTAATGCGTACACAAACTGATACCAGTATAAATTTTGAATATGAAGCATATTCGGAAGGAATTTGTTTGCCCATACATTATGAGTTTAACACACCAACAAGTGCAGAACATGTTATAGATGTGTTCCGTAGTAGCAATCATCACTATGTTCCTTGGAACTTATATAATAAAGAAGAAGATTGGGAACTAACACCTCAATTTATTGATAGGGCAATAGAGATGAGTACTAATAAAAATACTGGTGATTTTGATACAGCAATAGCATTTGATGATCATAACCCAGACTATGTAGGAAAATTCCTAAGCAAATATAGTTTAGTACCAACAGAAGAAACATGGCATTTTTATTATGACTATGTAACAAAACAAAAAGAGTTGAATAGTAAATGTACAATTACTCAGACGTAAGAGAAGTACACTTAGAAATTACCCAAAGGTGTAATGCGGCTTGTCCTATGTGTGACCGTAATCACAATGGTGGTGAAGTCAATAGACATATACGTGGTGATGAAAAGGAACTATCACTTGAGGATATCAAGACTATGTTCCCACCTGATTTTATTAAGCAGTTGAACACTATGTATATGTGTGGAAACCTAGGCGATCCAATCAGTGCCAGAGACACTCTTGAGGTATTCAAATACTTTAGAGAACACAACAGTAAGATGTGGTTAAGCATGAATACAAATGCAGGCGCACGTGATGCAGAGTGGTGGGCAGAAGTTGCCAAGGCAATAGGACGTATGGGTTGTGTTATTTTTAGTGTAGATGGACTTGAGAATACAAACCATCTGTACAGACAAAATGTACGTTGGGAGTTTGTAGAACGTAATATGAAAGCATTTATTGCCGCAGGTGGTAGAGCTAGATGGGATTACTTGATATTTGAACACAGTGAATGTGATGTAGAACGTGCAGAACAGCTTGCTAAAGAGTGGGGTGTTGAACGTTTTATGAAGAAGAAGACTGGTCGCTTTATTAAAAGTAGTGATAGTAGTGCTAAAACAAGCCATCAGTCAGTTAATCGTAAGGGTAAGGAAACACAGAAGTTAGCAAAGCCTAAAAAAGCAGAGCATCAGAACCTTGCACTTGTAAAACAAAAAGAGATAGAAAAGACTTACGGCAGTATGATGGACTATTATAACAAAGCCCACATTGATTGTAAGATTCTTAAGAACATGAGTGTCTTTATTACAGCAGAAGGCCTTGTTTTGCCTTGTTGTTGGACAGCAGGACGCATGTATAAGTGGTGGCACGAAGACTATCGTGCTGAACAAATATGGGACTTTATTGATGAAGCTGGTGGTAAGGATGCAATCAATGCTAAGTTATTTGGCATTGAAGGTATATTTGAATCAGGCATTATGGATAACATTAAACGCAGTTGGACTCTAAATTCTATTAAAGAGGGAAAACTTGGCGTTTGTGCTATGAAATGCGGATCTGAGTTCGATCCTTACGCAGAACAATTCAAATAAAAAAGGCCATTTTATTCAATAAAAACACATATTTAGGTTGACATTGTCTAAATAGTATCATATAATAAACATAATCATACATAAAGGAGACTCTAATGAGTACAACAGTAAAAGACGCAGTACAGGATATCGTACGCATGACAGCTGGATTGGGCTTTATCAATGCAGTTAAAGTAACAGGAACTGATAGTGGAACAACACTTGATGCCATGGATGCAGATCGTACAGTAATTGTAAAGGCATCAATTCATAATACTATTCCAGAATTTACAGGTGAATTTGGATTAGGTAACTTGGGGTTTCTCTCAGGTGTAACTAACTTGCCTAACTATCGTGAGGATGACGCAACGATTGAAGTTATATCACGTGAACGCAATGGCGTTTCAAGTCCAGATCATTTGTTGTTTAAAGACAAAGATGATAACACAGATCAGTATCGTTTTATGTCTAAAGAGATTATTGAACAAACACTACAAACAGTTAAGTTTAAAGGTACTGAGTGGGACGTAACATTTGAACCTACTAAGGCAAAGGTAAGTGAGCTTACACAAGTAGCAGGTATCTATGGTGGCATTGAACCAAACTTTACAGTAAAGACAGAAGATGGTAATCTTATTATTACTGTTGGAGCGGCTGATGGATCGCTAACAGGTAAACGTACATTTGCAAACAATGTAGATGGTGAATTAAATGAAGGTTATGCTTGGCCTCTAAATCAAGTATTAAGTATTCTTAAATTGGGCATGACAGGAACATGTGTTATGCAAATTAGTAAACGAGGTGCTCTGCAGATCAGTATTGATACTGGCATGGGCAAGTATGATTATATCCTTCCAGCACTAACGGTATAAAATGAAGAACAAAATTAATTTAACAGAACGTAATAGAGATTACTCTGTGTTCCTGCCTAGTATTTCTAGTTTTTACGACAGAACTATTAGCAGGTATCGACAGCAAGGAGACGCTTTCTTCCCCCCTGAAAGAATTCCTGCTGGCTTTGAGGACGGTCTAGATGGGTGTGACTTTCTAAAACCTGATGCTTATTATTCCTATAAATGGGGATTGTATTCTGCGGGTCACGCTCAACTAGACCTGTCTAAGGCAAATGCACACGATAATATGGTGCAGGAGCGAGATAAACCCAACACATTTATACTAGGTGATAGTGGAGGATTCCAGATCATTAAAGGTGTTATACAATGTGATTGGGATAACTTTAAGACAGATGATAGTTTACGTAAAACAATCTTGAACTGGTTAGAACATACCGCAGATTATAGTATGATACTTGATATTCCTACTATGGCGGCAAGTGAACCTTATAAACAAAAGACAGGCATCCAAAACTTTGGACAGTGTCTAGATTACACACTTCATAACTGTGATTGGTTTGTTAAAAATAGACAAGGCAAAACAAAGTATCTAAACGTTTTACAAGGTAGAGATAAAGCTGAAGCAGATACATGGATTGATGCAGTAAAGCATTTACCTTTTGAAGGTTATGCATTTGGTGGTGCTACGAAGTATGACATTAATATTACACTACATCACTTGTTAAAGTTACGTGACGAAGGCAAGTTAGATAGAGGTGTATGTGATGTCCTACACTTCCTAGGTACAAGTAAGTTGGACTGGGCAGTAGCATTGACAGCGATTAAACGTGCATTACGTGCAACAGTTAATCCAGATATAGAAGTTATGTTTGATTGTGCATCACCTTTCATTGCAACGGCAAAAGGTCAGATGTATACACAACACGTTCATAGGAATGACCGCTTTGGTTATGTTATGGATAGTGCAATAGATGATAAGCGATTAGCTGGTGTAGACATTCAATATCCTTGGGCAAGTCCTATTGGTGACAGGCTCACAATGGGAGATGTATGTTGGTATAAACCAGGTATGCTTAATAAGATTGGTAAAGAAGGTAAAACTAGTTGGGATAGCTTGACATACTTCTTACTAATGTCGCACAATGTTTATCAGCATATTGAAAGTGTTCAACGTGCTAATGAATTAACTGATGCAACAAATTTAATTACCAGTGTTAATCACAAACATTGGCGTAAGCTAAAGAATGGCAGTAAAGAGGAACAGTTCTCTCCTTGGGTGCCACGTGATATTGTTTACATCACGCAGTTTATTTATGAACTATTCCAAAGTGAAACTCCTTATCAGATGTTAGAAGAAGCGGCTCCAATGCTTGCCAACTTTAACGGAAAGAAATCCCTAGCTACAAGTACTGATAGCTTCAACAGTCTTTTTGAGGTTGATGTTCCAGAACACGATAGCGATACTGAGTATACTACAGAGGATGAAGAACAAGCAGAACAATTCTTGGAGACAGTATGATGAATGATAAGATTGAAAGACGCATTGATTCTCTAACAAAAAAGCATAAAGAGCTTGACAAGGAAGTAGAACAAATGTATAATAATAACAGTTTTAATGATGATACTATACATGAAATGAAGAAACAAAAGTTGTATCTAAAAGACGAAATTAACAACCTTCAACAACAATTAGGAGAAGCAAATGGCTAAGAAAATTAGATTAATGGATGAGCCAGCAGAAGAAGGTCTATCAAGTGAGGAAGTACAAGGCAGTCCAGACATGGACAGGCTAATGAAGTACGCCGAGCAGATAGATTGGAAGCTCTGGGAAATTCTTAAACTTATGCGTAAACAAGCCGGCGAAAGCGAGACTTGATATGCAACCAAGTAAGAGAATGATTTGGGTTAAGTTCCAGAAGGAGGGTATTCATAAATATCCTGCGGCACTTGATGATCCAAAACTAGCTACTGGCGATGAGTATGATGTATCCTTCCTTGGATACCCACACCGCCACACTTTCCACTTTAGAGTAGAAATAGAAGTATTCCACGATGATAGAGATATTGAATTTATTCAATTCAAACGTTGGTTGGAAAAACTCTATTCTGATGAAGTCATTCAACTAGATTACAAGTCTTGTGAGATGATTGCTGAAGAGCTCGCATTTAAAATACATATGAAACATCCTGGACGTGATATTACTATCACTGTTTCAGAAGATGACGAAAACGGCGCAACACTACAATTTGAAGGAAAATGATGAATGAGTGTTTTTATTTCGGGTTCATATAATCTACAGGATATCAAACATGATCTCCTTAAAATCATGAAGCCATATGATGGTTATATGTACAACAACGTAGATACTGAAACAGTAACTAGGTTGTTCAATAGTTTTTTGGGTGACCTTAAAACGGCGCATAGAATTTATGCGTTTACACAAGAATGTAGCGACAAAGAAAATGCCGTTACTTTCGACATTAGTATACAGATCCATCGTGATCGTACACCTAAGAAACTAAAAATTCACGTGGGTAGGTTAAACTATAACGTGAAGGAAACAGGTTGGCAAGAGATTGTCCTACCTGGGGAGTATAGTTTCGTATGATCTACATTGTAGACATCGAAGCAGTGGATACTCGTTATACGGCGCAATGGAAGAAACATCTTCCAGAGCAATTACGTGAACATGCTGGTGGTGATGTAACAGTCATCAGCGGTGGAGAAGTTCCTCAGGCTACAACGCCTGGGGCATTCCTCAATTTTGGAGGAACAAATGTTTATAAGAGTAATCAACTCCAGCAAATTGCCACATTATTTTGCAATGGGCAAATTAATGATGGTGACTATTTTTTATATACTGACGCTTGGAACCCTACTGTCATTCAGCTTCGTTATATGTCTAGCCTACTTGGTGTTGACATTAACATTGGGGGCATGTGGCATGCTGGTTCATATGATCCACAAGACTTTTTGGGGAGACTCATTGGTGATAAACCGTGGGTAAGAAATGCAGAGCGTAGTATGTTCGATTGTTATGATCATAATTACTTTGCTACACAGTTTCACATAGATATGTTTTTAAAAGCATTTCCTGATTGTGCAGTATACAGTGATACGATTATAAGATGCGGATGGCCAATGGAATATTTGAAGGATACTCTAGCACCATATAAGGGAATGGATAAGGAAAATATAATCCTATTTCCACATAGGATGGCGCCAGAGAAACAACCAGAGATATTCCGTGATTTGGCAAAAGAATTTCCTGACTATGAATTTGTGTTTGCACAAGAAAAAGAACTTACTAAAGACGAGTATCACGATTTACTAGGACGTAGTAAGATGGTGTTTAGTGCTAACACACAGGAAACATTAGGGATAAGTTGGTATGAAGGTGCCCTTGTAGGTGCTATCCCACTTGTTCCAGATAGGCTCAGTTACACTGAGATGGGCACAGATGAAGTACTATATTTAAGCGAATGGAGTGAAGATTTCGATAAATATGTATTACACAAAGAAAAACTTGTTCAACGTATGCAATTCTTGCTACAATCTAACACCAACGAACAAGTATGTAATAAGGTAGCGAACCATTTAGATGGCTACTTTAATGGAAAAGAATTATATAAAACAATAAAAGGAACATAGTATGAAAAAGACTTCCGAAATTAAACAACGTCTATTAGATGCTAACATTAGGCATTGGGCAGGAGATAATATTTCTTCTGTATTAAATGAGGGTGATAAAGATGCCCTTATCGATGAAGCCACAGTAGCATTTGAAGGCGTGTTGGATGCCCTACTAATTGATCGTGAGAATGATCCTAATAGTATGGGTACGGCTCATCGTCTAGCAAAGATGTATTTCAATGAAATTATGTCTGGACGATATGACGAAGCGCCTAATCCAACGGCATTCCCAAATAACAACGGACATACATATAAAGGTATGTTAGTAGTTCGCAGTGAACTAAAATCAATGTGTTCTCACCACCACCAACCAGTGGCTGGTGTTGCATACATTGGTATTATTCCTGGTGAAAAGGTTATTGGATTGTCAAAATATACACGTATTGCACAATGGTGTGCAAGACGGGGTACACTACAAGAGGAACTCGCTAATGATATCACTCGTGAAATCAGAAAAGCGACTGACAGTGAGCATGTAGGTGTCTATATTCAAGCAACACATGGTTGTTGTGAGAACAGAGGCATAATGGCACACAGTAGTTTAACACAGACGACTGTACTTAATGGTGGGTTCTTAGATGATCCTAGTGTTAAAGAAGAGTTTTTTAATAACATTAAACTACAACAAGAGTTTGCTCCACGTTAACTGGTGCAAACAACAATTAGACCCTAACCTTACACAGTAAGGGTCGCAATCAAGGAGGCATAAAAATGCTAGAAAAAATCTTTAAGTTGTCCGAGAAAGGTACTACTATCAACAAAGAGTTGATGGCAGGACTTGCCACGTTCCTAACAATGGCATACATCGTAGTTGTTAACCCAGCTATTTTGTCAACGGAAGGAACTGGAATGGACTTTGGCGCCGTATTTACGGCAACGATTATCGCGGCCATAGTTGGCACGTTAATCATGGGACTGTGGGCTAACTGGCCTGTAGCTCTCGCACCAGGTATGGGACTGAATGCGTTCTTTGCATTTGGTGTTATATTTGGAATGGGGTATACATACCAGCAAGCATTAGCGGCGGTCTTCGTTGCAGGATTGGTGTTTATTGGTTTAAGTGTAACTCCTGCACGAAAATATATCATTAATAGTATCCCACGAAGTATGAAACTGGGTATTGGAGCAGGCATTGGCTTGTTCTTAGCTATTATTGGTCTCAAGAACGCAGGGATCGTTGTTGACAATCCAGCTACATTAGTTGGTTTAGGTGATATTTCATCTTGGCCAGTACTACTTGCTGGACTAGGATTTGCTTCAATGGCAGTTCTAGACAAACGAGGAATTCCTGGTGCTATTATTATTGGTATCTTAGGTGTAAGCATCATTGCTTGGATCATGGGTGTCAGTGATATTAACGGAGTTGTTGGAAGCATTCCAAGCCCAGCACATGCATTTAGTATGGACTTTAGTCTAATTGCAACAGCAGGCTTTATTGGGACGGCTTTTGCTTTCCTATTCGTAGACTTCTTTGACACGGCAGGCACACTAACAAGTGTAGCGAACCTTACTGACAAAGTAGACGAGAATGGAGAAGTAGAAGGTATTGACAGAGCCTTAATGGCAGATTCAGTAGCTACTACAGTAGGTGCCCTTGCAGGTACAAGTAACACAACCTCATATATTGAGAGTGGTGCTGGTATTAAAGAGGGTGGCGTAACTGGCTTAACGGCAGTAACAGTTGCGGTCCTATTTGCGGCATGCTTATGGTTATCACCATTAGCGACAAGTATTCCAGCGTTCGCAACGGCACCAGCATTGGTGTTTATTGCAACGTATTTCTTACGTAACCTCAAAGATATTAATTGGGATGATGTAAGTGATTACGCACCAGCAGTGTTGGCGGCAATTATTATGCCACTAACATTCAATATTGCGTATGGTATCGCACTAGGCTTTATTGCTCACGTAGTAATTAAAGCGGCGGCTGGCAAAGGTAATGAACTTAATATGGGTTCAATATCTGTTGCGGCAGTATCTGTTCTATATTTTGTAGTACAGTAATACATTAGGGAGAGAGCCCAAGTGGCTCCTCCCACTTTTTAAAGGAGAAACAAATGTTTGAATGGATGAAAAAAATGCTAAAACCTAGCATTAAAGAACCAACAGATGAGAATGCCGGTAAGCCTGGCATGACATCGCCAGTTGTAATCAAACCTTCTGCACCAAAGAAGAAAAGAGCGACAACGAAAAAACCCGCGGCTAAGAAACCTGCCGCAAAAAAGCCAGCGGCAAAAAAGCCAGCGGCTAAGAAAAAACCAGCCAAAGCTAAGGCTAAAAAATAAGCTGACTAATTCCATACTTGAGAAATTAAAAGGATAAAAACTCATGAACGTAAAAAAGTCACATTATACATGGAAAGATATTGAACATCAGATTCAAGTAATTAATAACTTAATGTTTGCAGATAACTGGCGCCCAGACTACATTGTGGGATTAACCCGTGGTGGCTTAGTACCGTCAGTTATTTTATCTAACATGACTGGTATTCCAATGCATGCCTTAGATGTAAGGTTCCGTGATACAAACGATACATATGGTCCAGAGAGTAATCTTTGGATGGCAGAAGATGCACTAGGATACAAGGGAGATGGATTAACACACAAACAGCACCGTAAAAATATTCTTATTATGGATGATATTAATGATAGCGGTCGTACATTGTCTTGGATTAAAGACGATTGGCGTGGAGGTTGTTTACCAAATGATCCAGCATGGAATGAGATTTGGGGCGATACAGTTCGCTCAGCATGTCTAATTGATAATGCATGTAGTGGCTTTGGTGAGGTAGATTATACCGCACTTGAGATCAATAAAGAAGAAGATCCAGTTTGGATCGTTTTTCCTTGGGAAGGCGAACGGGACTATGGCAAGCTCTAATCATTTGCCAGGACCAATAACAAGTTTACCTGGTGGTGATTTAGAAATTACATTCACACATAAAGGGCAGTCAATTTCAATAAATGAAATGTATGAAGATATAACTTTACGCCTGGAAGTCATAAGTGAAATCATAGATGATATAGTATCTATGTATCCTGCAGAACGAGATAGGTTAAATATCAATAAGCGTATAGAACAAAAACTTATGCTTAGAAAACTCGCTGGAGAATAAAATGAAAAAGACATATGAAATTGAAATATATGGATATGGCGCAGAAGTTATAATGGGCACATTAACAGATGTCCAATATGATTTCTGGATACCATATGCAGATAAAGAATCAGAAGCATTAAATAGTCATTTATTCTGGGATTCAACTTCAGAAGAAGAAGGAAATCCAGTAACAGATCCTGAAGATGAACGCTTCTTAGGTGAATGGCATGAGCTAGATGATATTGTACATATATGTGCAGTGTTATGGGATAATTGTAAGGTTGAGATCATAGATCCATCAAATGGAGATATAGTATGGTCATCAGAGGATTTAGAGATAACAAAGACAGAATTCTATGATCCAGATGATATGGAAGGCAAGTTTATCAAAGCATGGAGTTCTGAAAAAGGAATGTTTTATGGTGGTGAATTTGAAATAGAAGGTGAATTTGATCCATCTAAATTAAAGTTCTATGCTAGTAATATAGACTGTGAAGTCTTTGTTGATTCTGTAGAGTATGATAATGAAGTGATTGAGAATGATACTGGCGGTGAAACCACTGGTAAAGGCTACGGCTATCTTCTTTATGAATCATGAACAGTAGTATGATATTCAACATACCTGAAGATATAGACGAAGCTTCAGGAATACAACAGAAAGGATATCCACGTGGTAAACTGGAGGTAATTTCTGGACCTATGTTTGCTGGTAAAAGTAGTGAACTATTAAAGCGTCTATTATTTTTAGAACACAGTGGTAAGAATGTTTTAGCACTGAAGCCTGTCGTTGATGATAGGTATGATAGCAAAAGTATTGTAACACATAACCATTTACGTCACGATGCACTAGCAGTTATTGACTTAGAACTAGTAAAAGATAATTACACACTCCTACCATATAACTTCCATACAATCTTTATTGATGAAGTTCAGTTCTTTGACCCAAAAGAAACAATATGGTTTGTTGAGGAAACCTTGCGTAATGGCGTTAATGTAGTTGCCGCAGGTTTAGATCAAGATAGCAGAGGCGTACCATTTGAAACAACGGCTAGACTATTAGCTCTTGCAGATGAAGTTGTAAAAATTCGTGCGTTCTGTAATATATGTGGCAAGGAAGCCAGCAAGACTCAAAGGATGAGTCGCAAAACAAGTAGAGTTGCGGTAGGTGGATCACAAGATTATGAACCACGTTGCCACGCACATTGGGAGCCAAAATGAAAATTATTAAACTTATTTTAGGAGTACAAGCCTGTGTTTTAGGTTTACTTTTTATAATTTATATGCTAGGTGAATTACTATATATGGGTATGGAACTTGAGATGTATGAAGATATGATGGATACAAGACCACAAGGAACAATGTACATTGAAAATTAAAAATCAAAAAGGTCCGTTTTCATATACAGTAGAAGTACAAAAGAATGGAAAGACAGACGAATTGTTTATAGAGTTTCCTGAAGGATGTATGGATCAAGTAGGATGGGACGTGGGTGACACACTCATCTGGGAAGAACTGGACCATGGTGCTTGGGGAATTACAAAAAAAGAAGAGTAGCTAGGAGGCAAAAATGAATGATTCAAGAGATTGGAAATTTAAATATCCAGCAGAAACTGTTATGATGTTGGGTATTTTTAATCCTTGGACAGTAAAAGATACTGAAGTTTTTAAACGTGCAATTACGTACACTGGACAAGTCAGTATTGGTATTCGTGAAGTTCTTATTACAGAGAATAACGAATGCACTGTTGAAGAGATTCAAGATCAAATAAAAGCAGAACTAGAACCATTAGGATTTTTTGAAGGTAAACACTATATTGTTGGGCAAGTGCCTAATATAGTTAGAATGTTTGCAGGTCCTGATAAAGATTACAAAGACACACAAACTATGTTGGATACTCCTCCACCAGATAGTGCGTTTAAGACAGCAGAATTAAAAGATCCTTGGGCGGGTGATGAAAGCCTTGTCCATGTGGATCAGTTTAATAACAAGGCACAGAAACATGAAGAAGCTGAGGATGAATTTCCAACTAGCAATATGCGACATGAAGACTGGCCTGAAGGATGAAGATAAGATTTTATAAAAACATAGATGGCGGTAGATGGTTAGGCTTTGTATTAGCTATGATCGCCGCATATATTCTATCAGATGCTAACCCTGCTACACAGTGGATAGGTTGGTCAATAGCAACAATATCTTGTACAATGTGGATATGGTTTGCTTATAAGGATAAAGATACCCCAAGGGCATTGATGGAATTATTTTATTTACTATTAGCAATAAGGGCGGTGTATAATTGGCTATAAAGAATTTAGTTGTATTTGGATATGGGTTTGTAGGTAGTACAGTTGCAGACTTTTTAAAGGCAGAAACAGAACATAATGTTGTTATAATAGATCCAAAGTATGATCATTTTAACAATGATCCATTACAAGCAGTAATGGAAGCTGACGGTGTTATCATTTGTGTTCCTACTCCATCAAGGAGTTTTGGAGATTGTGATGATAGAGCTATTAAGAATATACTTGAACTATGTGATTACAGGCATAATATTCTTATTAAAAGCACAGTGCCATATGATTTACTTGACAAGTATGATGTTAATGTAGTATACTCACCAGAGTTTCTTAAACAAAACAATGCAAGAGATGATTTCTACGCACAAGATAAGATGATATTTGGCTATGCAGACTTTAATGAATCAGGCTGTGATTGGTGGATTGATGTATTCAAAGATGGATTACCAGATGTAGATTATATTAAGACTGACAGAGCAACAGCAAGTATGGTTAAATACGTACACAACAGTTGGTTGGCTACAAAGGTTGCTTTCTTTCATGAACTATTTAAAGTAGGTCCTGATCACATAGACTATAATAATTTAACAGATATATTGGCTAAGTTTCCTAATATAGGACCAAGTCATATGAAGGCACCAAACGATGTAGGTGGCCTAGGATACGATGGGGCATGTTTCCCCAAAGATGTACTTGCATTGTTACACATAATGCCACATACAATCTTAAAACAAGTACATGACACAAACACAAAATTAAAGGAAGGTTCTTAATGTTTAGAAAAGCAGATGGCAAAGAAGATGATGTTCTCATCAATGCATGTAATGATACAGATGGTGTAATTAAACACGAATTACATACATATAGAATTAAACAGGGTGCATTTATTAAGGAAGTTGTTACTCGCAGATATGCTGGTACTGAAGTTATTGATACTAATGATAGTGATCCCTTGTTTATATTTGAGGGCAGTGAAGCAGATAACTCAGCATTTCAAGCACCAGAAGTTATGGCAAAGCAAAAAGAATTAGCAGAAACTAGTGGTTTAAAGAAATCTAAAGGGATACCAAGGAAGAAAAAGTAGTTGACTTACATACAAAAAGAGTGTATTATAGTATATAATTATAACCTACAGGAGATCTATAAATGAAACTAAGTGAATTCAGAAGAAAGTTCGGTGAAGGCACAGACTTTGATTTAGATTGGGGTAAGCTAATGATCCTCGGTTTATGCATTTACATTGCAGTAAAGGTAAGTTAATGAAGCTAAGATACTCAGAAGCATTTTATAGTGTACAAGGTGAAGGTAAATTTGTAGGAGTGCCTAGTGTGTTCTTACGTACCTTTGGTTGTAACTTTCGTTGTATGAACTTTGGTTTAGACAGAAGTGAACCTAGTAGAGCAGAGAAGCATAAAGCAGGTAACAGATATAATGATGAAGTTAAAGGCTTACTTGATGCAGGAGTTCATGAAACTACAACAGAGTTTACAGACTTGCCTATTATACATACGGGTTGTGATACTTATGCAAGTATCTATCCTGAGTTCAAGCACTTTAATAAAGAAGCAACAATAGATGAAGTGGTTGAACATTTACTTAGCCTTACTCCAGAAGGCAAATGGACTATGGATAATGGACAAGATGTACATTTGATACTAACTGGAGGCGAACCTTTGTTGGCGTGGCAACGATTGTACGTAGAACTATTTGAACATCCACGTATGAAGGATTTAAAAAATGTCACATTTGAAACAAATACTACACAACATTTACACGATGATCTCTTCAACTACCTCCACGATTCAGACAGGATTGAAGTCACTTGGAGTTGTTCCCCAAAGCTATCTGTTAGCGGAGAGTCTTGGGAAGATGCTATTAAGCCTGATGTGGCTTACTGTTATAGCCTTGTGGACGATAGTGATATCTATCTCAAGTTTGTTGTGGCTGATAGGCACGATATTGAAGAAGCTGGCAGAGCTGTTGAAGCATATCGCAAAGAAGGTTTGGAATGTCCTGTATACCTTATGCCTCTCGGTGGCAGGTCTGAAGAGTATAATCTTAACGTGCAAGAGGTGGCTAACATCTGTATGGAAAAAGGATGGCGGTTTACACCCAGACTACATATTAGCCTCTTCGGCAATGCATGGGGAACATAATGATACTAGTGATCTGTATATGAAAGCTATGCAGGAAGAATTAGATCATGAAGGTAAACCAAAGTATAAAAATGCACAACACGAAAAGGCAATGAAGTCGCCTATCGATCAAGATGCAATTAGAAAAGCAGGTTGGTGAGACCAACTGTAGAATATTAAAGGAAAAAACAAAATATGAATAATTATATTTTTACTAGCGAAAGTGTTAGCGAAGGTCATCCAGATAAGATCGCAGATCAAATCTCAGATGCACTTGTTGATGCTGGTTTGGCTAACGGAGATGAGACAACCCGTGTAGCCGTTGAAACACTTGTAACCACTAACCACGTAACAGTAGCGGGCGAAGTAAAGAACTTTAACGTAGACAATGTAGAAGAGATTGTCCGTAATAAAGTTAAAGAAATTGGATACGAACAAGACGGATTCCATTGGGAGAAGTTAGAGTTCGTAAATAAGATCCATGCACAGAGTGGTGACATTGGATTAGGCACTGATGACTTTGGTGCAGGTGATCAAGGCATTATGTTTGGTTATGCAAATAATGAAAATGATGCGTTCTTGCCAGCACCCATTCATCTCTCACATGAGGTGTTAAAAAGACTAAAAGAGATGCGACAAGGTGGATACGAGTACGTGCTACCAGATGCAAAATCACAAGTAAGTGTTCAATACGAAGGTGGTAAACCTAAACGTATAGACCAAGTTGTTATAAGTAGTCAACATAAAAAAGGGTTCAATCACAGTATTGTGATGCCATGTAGACAGGCGGCCCAAGAAGTAATGGGAGGTTTAATAGACAATGACACTATCTGGCATATCAATCCTACAGGCAATTTTGTTATTGGTGGTCCTGATGGCGACACAGGAATTACCGGGCGTAAGATTATCGTTGATACTTATGGTGGCTTTGCTCCCCATGGTGGCGGGGCTTTTAGTGGAAAGGACCCAACAAAAGTCGACAGATCGGCGGCGTACATGGCAAGATGGTTAGCAAAAAATGTTGTAGCAGATAACATGGCTGACTGGTGCCAAATACAGTTGTCTTATGCTATTGGCGTTAAAGAGCCTACAAGCATTTATATAGATAGCAATGGACATAATAGAAGTATCCAACAATTTATTGCAAACAATATTGACTTAACACCTAAAGGAATTATTGATAAGTTTGATATGTTTAATTTTAACGAGTATAGTGCAAACTGCACATACGGTCACTTTGGTGATAAAGATGTTCCATGGGAACAGATAGGATGGTAATATGTGGAAGAAACTAAAAAATGTACTGGGTGGAAAAGGTGAAGTACCTAAAGAAATCCTTTCAGCAAAAGAGAAAGCGACTGCACAAAAGAAACCTTTTATAGAAGTTGTTAAAGTAAACTTTGATAAAGATAATCCAGCTGATGGTTACTTTGAATTAGAGTGGAATGAAATATTTGTTGAACAATTACGAGCGGCTGGCTATCAAGGAACCTCACCAGAGGAAATTGTAGACAGTTGGTTTACTCAGCTATGCAGAGGTATTGGCGCTGAAGATGAATTTGTCTAGTAGGGATATTGTAATAGGCCCTGGCCATAGTTTAAACGAACTTACAAATAGACTGCTAACAATTATTAGAGCTGAGAATCATAGCAAAGATCTATGGGAGATGTATCCAGGCACCTTTGGCCTATATGCACGACATGGTGATGACTACCAACACATAGATAATCCAGAAGAAGTAGAATACTATAACAATTACATTAGAAATAGTACTGATAATAGTACTGTAAAAGATTATAAGAGCTCTGGATTCTATGTTAATTGTGTAGCAGATATTATTAAAGATGTCACTCTTGATGTTGATGGTAATTTCTATAGTACATACCTTGACATGGAAAATTATCCTATGAATAGATTCCATTACTTAATGATGGAGTTTAGTATTGGTGCGGCTGAGGATCTTGACTACACAAAAGAACCAAGTCTTTCATGGTTGTGCCATCGTGTAAAAGTTAAAACAGAGATGGAAAACCAATACATGCAAGAACATCCTAATTTAATATGGGTTCATGCAGGTCAGTTGTTACAAAAAGACTACACATCACTTAAATTTCTCCCACACCATATGTCAGTTAACCATGAGAAACTACTTGATCCTGTTATAGATAAGTACAATTATCTTAACCAAGTAGCACATCCTATAATTAAAGATATAGTTGAATTATCATGGGAAGGTATAATAGCTATTGCAGATGAGTACAATGTCCTCCCAAACTAAAATTGCGGTATTACTCAGATAAAGGTTACTGTTATCTCAAATAACTGTGGGTTATCTCAGATATAGTGTAGCAGTATTTTAAAGGTTGACAACACCAAGAAGTCTTGCTATTATAATAATATCAATGATAGGAGAGTCACGATGTCTAATGTAATTGAATTCCCAATCCGTAAAACACAACAATGTAAAGATTTACAGCATATTGCTCGTACTACTAAAAATGTAGTCTTTACGTGTATTAAAGATGAAATGTTAGCACTAAAAATGCCTTTCAAGCAGGACAAATACTTGCAAGCAAAAGCAATAGAAATTGCAGATATGTATCACAACGTATTAGTAGAATACTACAAAAATGATGCAAATTTTACTTGACAACCAATACCTCTTAGCGTATACTAATATAGTAAATTTAGATAAGGATTACGAATGCAGACTTATATTCTAGTAGATACAGCCAATATGTTTATGCGAGCTCGCCATGTAGTACGTGGTGACGATATGTATACTAAAATTGGTATGTCGTATCATATTATGTTTAACAGTATTAATAAGGTATGGCGTGAGCAACAGGGCTCACACGTTGTAGTCGCACTAGAAGGTCGTAGTTGGCGTAAAGACTTTTATGAGCCTTATAAACGTAATAGGCAAGCAATACTAACGGCAAAGACAGAACGTGAACAAGAAGAAGATGCACAGTTTTGGCAAGCATTTGATGAGCTACAAGGCTTTATGCGAGATAAGACTAATTGTACAGTATTGCAACATAAGCAGTGTGAAGCAGATGACTTTATTGCTCGTTGGATACAGAACCATCCTAATGATAAGCATATTATTGTTAGCAGTGATAGTGACTTCTATCAGTTGTTATCGCCTACTGTACAACAGTACAATGGTATTACACAAGAGCTTATTACAATAGAAGGTGTGTTTAACGACAAAGGCAAACCTGTTATAGATAAGAAGACTAAGGAGCCTAAGCAGATGGGTGATCCACAATGGTTGTTGTTTGAGAAGTGCATACGTGGTGATACAAGTGATAACGTGTTTAGTGCATGTCCAGGTGCTCGTAAGAAAGGCACTAAGAACAAGGTTGGTATGTTAGAAGCATTTGCAGATAAGGATACTAAAGGTTATAATTGGAATAACTTTATGCTACAACGTTGGGTAGATCATGAGAATGTAGAGCATCGTGTACTTGAGGACTATCAACGCAACATGCACATTATTGATCTTACTGCACAGCCAGATAATATTAAGCAAGCTCTAGATGATGCTATTGTAGAGCAAGTACAGAAGGATAAGAAAGCACAAGTAGGTGTACATTTTATGAAGTTCTGTGGTAAACATAGTTTAGATAACATTAGTAAGAATGCAGGCGATCATGCCGCATACCTCAATGCAGGTTACATACAAGGAGTATAACAATGAAGTATATTTTAACAGCCATTATGGCAATAATGATTGCAAGTCCAACATTAGCAGATGATGGAAGTGTGAACTGGTTTGTAAGTACACAAGTTACGAAGTCAGTTGGAACTTCTTCTCCATTTGATGGCAGAACATTTGATAAAAAGATTAAACCCTACGGTAATGATATGAATGTTATTGATCCTCATATTAAGGATTGGTTTGTAAATGTAAAAATTACTGATACAAGTGGAAATATAACAGGGTTTCAACAAATGTATAGTCATAGCATTGTAAGGTTTACTGATGCAAATGGACAAACATATAACATCACATTCAAAAGGACACCAGTAATCCAATGACAGAATCAACAGAAATTTATGAAGAATATTTAGGTAAACTTAAAAAAGGAATCTTTGAAGTTACCTTTACAAAAGTTAATGGTGAAGAACGTATAATGAATTGTACGTTACATGATAAAATAATACCACAGGCTACAAAGAAAGATCCACTTACACAAACAAAAGTACGTGAGATTAATGAGAATGTGGTAAGTGTCTGGGACGTTAAAGCAGAAGGTTGGCGTAGTTTTCGTACAGCCAATGTAACTGAATTTAAACGACTTGGACCTGCATGTACATGTGGCAAAACCCAGGATGCTTTAAAAAAGTGTGATGGTAGCCACAGAAATGCTTAAAGCACGTGAAGTAATAGCAGATAAGTATTGGATCGTAGACGATAAGTCTGGCCGTAAGGTAGGTACATTACGACACTGTGACTCTGGCTATGAGTTCTTTGATAGCCGTACAAACGAAAAGACTATCTTTGATAATATAGAAGATTTTAACATAACAGAACGTGAAGAGGAAAAAGAGTCAAACGTTCTAGTAGATGGTTATCCATCTGGAGTATCTCAACCTACTCCTGTTGCACATGAATCTCTACCAGTCTTTAGAAAAACCCCAACATCTAAACAAGAGTTCGTCGCTGGATACTATATACTAAAATTTCAGGGAATGGGCTGGCAGTGGGCGTTCGCTCCTAGACTAGCAACCCTAGATAAATACGAGTATAGAGGTCCTTTTTTAACAGAGTGGGAAATGAATCTCGAATTAAAAAAGTACAAGCGAGGAACACATGAAAATCCGGAAGTCATTAACGGTACCACTGACACTTAGTTGGTTACTTGGCGTTACAATATTGGTATTACTAAACTACCAATATCCTACTGAGTCAGAAGAAGTCCTTACAAAGGATCAAGTTATAGAACAGACAGTTCTAAACACCTTTATGGTATCAACTGAACCAAGGATTGAGGGTGACACTCGTCCTATCTTAAGAACATTATTAGGACATGGAACAGGGTTTACATACCTTGCTACAGAAAATGAAGGACTCGTAATAACAAATTATCATGTTATTGCAAAACATTTATCACGACCAGAGTTAACTACTCTAAAACTTTATATGATTAATCGTCCGTGGGCTTATCCAGCTGAAGTAGTAGGCTTTGATAAGGTTACGGACATCGCTGTTTTACGAATTAAAAAAGTAGATGATGAAAGCTGGGTAGGATTAGATTGGAATTTGGACTCAAAAACCTATTTAGAAGGTACACCAGTGATAACAGTTGGACATGGACTTTCACTACCATACACAGTTACAGAAGGAGTTATTAGTGGTACTGATAGATTTAGATCTCGCAAACTAAACTTTCTTTTACAACACTCAGCTATTATTAATGTAGGCAATAGTGGTGGACCAGTAGTTGGACTTGATGGCAGAGTAATAGCAGTGAATAGTATGATTGTTTCACCAAGTAGTAGTGGCAGTGGTATTGCGGCATGGGATGGTGTTGCTATGGCAGTTGCAGGGTGGCAAGCAATATATTCAATTGAACAAATTATAGAGAATGGCAAAGTACTATACAGTAAGATTGACTTTGAAACTCGTAGTCCTACTATTGAAGAAGTACACAAGCAAGATGCATGTTATGAGGGTGATAAATCAAAACGTAGTTATGCATATCTTGTTGTAGGAGGTGATTCTACAGAAGCTATTAAGTCTGGACTACAGACTGATGATGTTATGATATCAATAGAAGGTGAACCAGTGTTTGGTATAGCAAGTATTGCTAAAGCAGTTATAGATAAAAAGCCAAATACATCACTAACTTTTGGATTTCTACGTAACTGTGAGTACATGGAAACAGAATATAGAATCCAGTTATTTGAACCCTTTAAGATTGTCACAGGACCTGTTACACAGCCACCAGAGCTCTTACCTACTGAATAGTTAAAACTGTACATAATTTTCCTTTTTAGATAAATATTATTAACAGGAGAATTATATGGCACGGCCAAAACCAAATATTATTATTGAAAATTTAGATAAGAAATATAACAGTGAACAGATTCTTGAGGCAGACGCCATATACGCAGTATTTTACGAAGGCAAACCAATCAATATCCGTACACTAAACACTCTTGTAAACTATCCTGGACCTAAATACAAGAAGGTAAGTTTTAGCAATAGCGGACATGCTTTTAATTTAGCAGACAGATTGAACAAAATATTCCAAATGCATAAATTTACAGTTGTAAAATTAATACAAGGAGAGATAGTTACAAGAGATGGTAAACGCAATACAGGAAAAAGTACTTGAGAAACTAAACGTTCCCCAGGATCGTTTTAAAGAGATATTCCTTAATGCAAAAACTCTACGACTAACACGTAATGGTAGGAATCGCCTAGCAAGAAAGTATGATAGCTGGCAATTTAATGACCATCAACTAAAGTCAGGAGACACATTAGATCTCCAACGCAAAATGACATTCCCATATTTTATAGATGCAAAGATGCTAGTACTGTTTACTGAACGTGATGCTTTCATGGCAAAGATGGCTGGTGCGAAAGGCTGGATAGATGGCAAATCTTAAAAGTTTAGGATTACCAAAATCATTCTGTTTTGCTCCTTATACTAATTTGGATCTAGATCAAGACGGTACATTTTATCCTTGCTATCGCAGTAAAGAACCACAAGGGCATTGGAAAGATTATGATGTCACTGAAACAATAAACAGTGAAGGTATGCAAAACCTGCGTATGGATTTGTGGAATGGTAGACAAAATGCAAACTGTACACAATGCCACAGACGAGAAGCAAAAGGTATTGAAAGCACAAGAGAACAATACAATAAGCATTTTTTAGAGCTTGCAGAAGATTTAGATTTTGTTAAACATATAAAGAACAAGCCACAGTTTAGTGGTCCTGAAAATATACACACATTAGAAATACGCCCACACAACCTTTGTAATCTAGCTTGTGGACATTGTGATGAACACAGTAGTAGTCGGTGGTTAAAGATGAAAGCAGAAGTTAATAAGGATGACTTTGCATATCATACAAATGATGATCCAAGTACATTACGAAAACTATACAGTAAAGCAAGTAATTTAAAGACAGTTCACTTTACAGGTGGCGAGCCATTAATATATGCAAGTTCACATAAAGAATGGTTACATGGTATACACAACAAAAGTGATGTTGAGTTACGTTATCATACTAACCTACAACATGATAGGATTTCAACATATAGACATGAATGGGATCTATTTAAACATGTAAAGTTCTTTATTAGTATTGATGTAAGTGAGAGATACTATCCATATTTTAGGTTTGGCGGCAAATGGAATAGAATGGATTATAATATAAAGACGCTAAAGGACTATGAACGAGTAGGAGTAATTACAGTAAACTTCTTTACAATGTTAGACTTTGTTCCATTAGTTAAGTATATTTCTGAAAACGATATGCAGTTACATGTGGCATTTGTTGATCCACCACACCCACTAAGCATTACAAACATGAGTGAAAAACAAAAACGCAAGGCTTTGGAAAATATAAAACTGGCAAAGCCTGAATGTAAATTTAAAGAAGAATGGAAGACAGTACGTGCATTAGCATCACTTAGAAAGATAGAAGAGTTTATACAAACTGGACATGATGGTGAAGATATGCATGAAAATTTACAAACACATTTAGATTATTTAGATAACAAATATAAGATGAGATGGAATGAACTATAATAACACATACAGTGAAGATAAAACAATATGGTACGATTCAAAGAATGCATGGTATCCTGTGGAGAAAGACGAAGAAGGTAACAATTATATTGTAGAAGGCAAAAGTGGATGGAAACGTTTCCTGGACATACCTAAATGCCAACCTGATATTATGGAACACTTAGTAGTACCCAAAAGAGCAAATAAAGAAATACTATGGCATGGGTTAGACAATCCAAAAATGACTAAACAAGATTCTGATACATTTGAGAACTGGCCAAACGGAGATAAAATTACATATAGGTTTAATAGCAGAGGATTCAGAGATGAAGAATGGCCTGAAACATATGCTGGTATGAAAAATGCTATATGGATGATTGGTGATAGTTTTACTATGGGAATGGGTATAGAATATAAAGAATCATACAAAAGGAAGATGGAAGAAGTAACAGGTCGGCGTGTAATAGACATTAGCTTAGATGGTACTAATCCTAATTGGCGTAGGCGTATTGCATTAAAAATTATGCGAGAAGTTGCTCCTGACTACTTAATAATACATTGGGGGTATATGTGGCGATACAAACGTAAATATCGCACCCTAGCACAGGAAGTACGTAACACTATATTCGCTGAACAAGAAGAGAGCTGTATGCAATCCTTTGTGGAAACCTTTAAAGGTTTATGGGAGACAGACACAAATACTAAAGTTTTACATCAATTTTTACCTAAATTTGCTGGTAAATGGAAGTCACAACAATGGGTTCAAGAGCAAATACAAGACTTTACAGGTGATAACAATCCAAGTATATGTTGGGATAACGAGCAATTAGATACAGGACGTGATGGTTGGCATTGGGGACCAGAAACCATACAAAAATATGTCGAAAATAATCTAAAATTAATGAATAAAAAGGTTGACAAGTAAGATATCTTACTGTATTATGTATATATAAGCTAAAAAAATAGGAGAACGTTTATGTCCACAGTATCCGAAACACGTACTATAAAAATTTCCGAAGCTCAGAAACACATTGTTCGAGTAATGAAAAAGACACGCCCCATGTTTTTATGGGGTCCTCCCGGCATTGGTAAGTCCGAGGTTGTAGAAGGTATCGCACAGTCAGGTGCACTTGGAACGACACACGTAATTGACATGCGTCTTGCGTTGTTTGAGCCAACCGACTTGCGAGGGTATCCTGTTCCAGATGTAGCATCAGGTGTTATGAAGTGGCTCCCCCCAGCTGACCTACCCACTGAAGAAATGTGCAAGGAATATGATACCGTAATTCTGTTCTTAGATGAACTGAATTCAGCGGCTCCAAGTGTTCAGGCGGCCGCCTACCAATTAATCCTTAACAGACGTATTGGTCAATATAGACTTCCTGCTAATGTTAAAGTTATTGCCGCAGGTAACCGTGAAACTGACAAAGGTGTTAGTTACAGAATGCCTAAGCCACTTGAGAATCGATTTGTACACTTTGAATTACGTGTCGATTTTAATGATTGGTTGGATTGGGCAGTAGATAATGATATCCATCCTGATATTGTAGGTTACTTGTCGTTTGCTAAAGGCGATCTTTATAACTTTGACCCACAGTCAAGCTCAAGGGGTTTTGCTACTCCTCGTTCATGGACATTTACTTCAGAACTTATTACTGATGAAGATGACATTAATGATTCAGAACTTACTGATATTGTTGCAGGTTGTGTTGGAGAAGGTATTGCTATTAAGTTTTCAGCACACCGTAAGGTTGCTAAACAAATGCCTAACCCTACAGACATCCTAGATGGTAAGGTAACTAACATGCAGAGCAGAGAGATTTCTGCAATGTATTCACTTGCTACTAACTTGTGTTACGAACTTAAAGAACGTTACCAAGATGGTGAGAAGAGCAAGTCACTAGATAACTTTCATACTGCATTTTCAAACTTTATCAGTTTTATGCTAGATAATTTTGAGACTGAGATGACTGTTATGGCATCACGTATTGCAATGAAGAACTATAAACTAGTTCCAAAGCAAGACAAGATTGCTAGATTCGAGGAGTACTTTGGACGTTATGGTCGACTCGTTCTTGACTCCTAAACTACGGGAAGGGGAGAGAGTGGACCTCTCCCTTTACCCACCCCGCAACCGTGTTAATATAAGGTTGTATGGGTTAGAGTGTAAAGATTGGCTTCCACAAGATGTATTTGAATATAAGGCTAAATGGAAAGAGAATGCAGAAGTTGTTAACGTTAGAGGTAATTTTAAACAAGCACAAGATTGGTGCAAACAAAACCTTTATATGCAGGATTGGCACAGTATTAAACATGATATGCCAGATGATAGCCACAATTTTTTGTTTAAATACCCAGAACAAGCGATGCTTTTTAAGTTGACAAACACATAATTATGTCGTATAATATAGATACAATGCAAAAAACGGAGTCCACAATGTTACAATCATCCGCAGAAGAACGTATTACACAGAGCAGAGTAAGACTGCTAATGAATAAACCTTTCTTTGGTACACTTGCAACACGTCTAAGGTTGCAGGAATTTAGTGCATCAACTGCCGCAACAGACGGTCGTTACTTTTATTTTAATAGAGAATTTATTGATAGACTAGATGATGAAGAACTAGATTTCCTAGTAGGACACGAAGTATTACATTGTGTATATGATCACATGCAGGCACGTGAAGATCGTTTGCCCGTATTATATAACGTAGCATGTGACTTTAATATTAACTATACACTCGTTGACATTGGCATTGGTAAAATTATTGGTGAAGATAAACTAGATGGTGGTAAGCCATGTTATGATCCCAAGTATAAAGATATGAACAGTTATGAGATATATGATGAACTGTTACAACAGGGTTCAGACGAGATGAAAGGCATGGATGTACATTTAGAAGATGGTACAGGTGATGGCAATGACCAAACTGAAGGCAAAGGTAAATCACTAACACCAGCTGAACGTAAGGAATTACAAGACGAGATTAAACAGGCTGTACTACAGGCGGCACAAGGTGCTGGTGATGATGTTCCTGCAGACATTAAACGGATGATTAAGGAACTTACAGAACCACGTTTAACTTGGAAAGACGTGCTAAGAGTACAGATGGAAAGTAGTCTTAAATCAGACTTTACTTTTATGCGTCCTAGTAAACGTTCAGGAGAAGTTATTTTTCCTGGTATGAATAAAGATGAAGAACTACATGCATTGTTAGCATTAGATATGTCAGGTAGTATTAGTAATGATACTGCAAAAGAAATGCTTAGTGAAACACATGGCATTATGCAACAATATGATAGCTATAAGATTACTGTATTGTGTTTTGATACAGGAATTTATAGAGTAGAAACCTTTACTAGTGAAGATGGTAAAGATATTAGAGATTATGAACCAGTTGGTGGAGGCGGTACTGAATTTGACATTGTATGGAAATACATGGAACAAGAAGGTATTGAACCAGATCAATTAATTATGTTTACGGATGGTTATCCGTGGGGAAGTTGGGGAAACCCAGACTACTGTGATACACTATTTGTTATTCATGGTGATCCACAGAAACGTATTATGTCTCCATTTGGAAGTACCATCCATTATGAATAAAAAAGAAAAGATGGATAAACAAAGGAACGTTAAAGTTTTATATAATAGTGGAAGTTTAAGTGAGACTGATTTAACATTGATTAGTGGCACTGAACTTCTATTAAATCTTATGCGAAACCGCTTACTTGTAATGGTAAACGGTGGCGGACAAGAACTGAATTGGCAAGCTCTTATGGAGGGTGTCGAAGGTTTGTATCATATTAGACGTATTGATACAGACAAACTATATCAAATATGGTTTGAGAATAAATTTGATATCGAAAAATTTGAGAAAAACTTGCTTTTAGCTAAGTTATCAGATACAACCGAAAATGAATAGATAAATAATAATGTTAGCAGTTAATGTAACTCAACAAGGAGAAAAAAATGGCTGAAGATACAGTACAAGAAACAAATCCTGCACCGGCACCGGAACCAATTTCGTTGACTTTGCAAGATCTAAATGTTACCGCCAATATCATTGATTTGGCAGTACAGAGAGGCGCCTTTAAAGGAGCCGAGGCACAGACCGTAGGTCAAGCCTTTAATAAACTAGTGGAGATTATTTCTAAGATTTCTCCACCCGTCGAGGAAGCACCAGCTGAACCGGCAGAAGACCCAGCGGATACCCAAGAGGAAACCGCCACAGAGGAGTAAGATATGGCAAATATCAAACATGTGGGACAAATCATCAACACTCAACGTCGTTGTGTGGTTGTGTTCCGAGAAGTGCCTGACGAAGAAGACTCATGCTTAGTAGTAGATACTGATGCATTGAGTGATTGGATGCACGATGACGTTATTAACGCCGTCGAAAGTCCTGGCGCACAGGCAAGCCCTAATTTCTATGAGTACGCTCAAAGAACTATGTTTACTGATGGAAGTAACATGCTTCAGACAATGAATGCACGTAACATTCTACAAAAGGTGAAGACTGATAATATCATGATGACACCTAATCAGACAAGCAAAGTTAAATTGAGTGAACTTAATAGTATTATTAAGGAAAATAATGAAGGCGCACCAGTGGTAGCACCAGAAGTAGATCCTAATCAGCTAGGTATGGCTGGTAAAGATGTATCTGATACAATTACTGAGAGTGCTGATCCAGCACCTGCAATGACAACAGAGCCTACAATGGCACCTTCAACTGAAGGCGTTTTAGGTGATGCTGAAGTAGCGAAAGGAATGATTAGTCAAGCTGAATACTTTGAAGGCGAAGCAAGCAGATTACGTACTGAAGCTTATGCCCTTGACGAGACACTAAAGCCAAAACGTGGCCGTCCCGCCAAAGCAAAGACAGAAGCCGTTAGCTAATCATGCCAATTGAACGCAAAGATAGATCCTTTGATAAAATTTTTGATGAAGTTACACTAGATAAAATTCCAATGGAGTTTATTTCTAGAGTGAATATTACATTTAGTGATGGTTCACAAACTGAAATATCAGGTATAGAATTACAAAATATGGATAGTGAACACGACATTCTAAAACGCTTCGAACACGATGGTGTTTTAGATGTCGCTATCCAGTTAGACTATTCTGGTATCAAAGAAAAAGTTTCAAATGATGTTAAGCAGGTTCTGGGTACTATGTTTAAGGATCCAGACATTGATTAGATGGATAAAAGAAGGCTATCATCATCTTAAAGTAGAAACTGGTTGGGGATATTGGTACCACTTGTGGCACAGTATCAAAAACAGTTGGGCTCTACTAATCATTGCGTTTAAAAGTGTCGTGCATGGTTTGTTACCTTGGATCTGGAAAGCAGATGCTCCCAAGGGTGTAATTAAAATGTACCATCAGATTATGCGAATACAGCATATAAAAGATATGGACAAATTACGAAAGAAACCAAAAAATGAACGATACAGAAATAAAACTACTGACATTACTGAATAGTTACGGAGACGTCATAGAACTTGATTGGGAATTTGACGTTCCCCAGATCCTTGAGCAACTCGAGGAACTAAATTCAGAATTTATAACAGGACCAAATGGTAAACATGCTCTTAACCTAACAGGTGACACAAGTAGCATAGGCGTTGACAGCAAAGACAAGCACAATGCAGACCAGGACTACACAGAACATTTACATGCAATACCACAATTAAAGGCATTCTTTGATTGTTGGGAAAAATTAGCTCGCTGTCGTTGTATTAAAATAGACGAAGGCGGGTTCTTTTCATTGCACCGAGACGCATGGAGATTCAATCCACAGATGCGTATTTTTATCCCCCTAAACAAAACTGAACGTCATCAATGGAATTTCATTTATGATAATTCCTTGCACGATTTCAAACCTGGAAAAGCATATGTACTAAATACTCGTAAGCAACATGGTAGCTTCGCTTTTGAAGGTGGCATATATCATGTACTAATGAGTTTATACCTAACAGAAGACAACCTCAGAAGCATCCATAAAATGTTGCCTAATACAATGGGAGATAAAAAGTGAAGGAAAAGACTGATGTAAATTATTACAGTGGTGATAAGATTACTGATCTTCTTGGTAGCACTGACGCCAACAAAGAAAAAGAAGAAGGCGTACATCTAACAACAGACAAAAATTATAGTGATGACATGTATAGTGAAGAACAATTAAAACTTCATGATAGTGCTAACATGAATGTGTTTACTGTTGATGGTGTTCCTAGTAGATGGGAACATAACAAACTCAGAAGCTCATTCCATTTTGATCCAATGATGCCTGCTGATCCAGACATCATTCAAATACCATGTAGACTAGACGCTGATTGGGGAGATGCCATTCAGTATGCTCTTAAAGAAGCAAAGGAAATGACTATAGGTAACTACCGTCCAAGGCATAGTAGTAGGCAAGATAAAGACTTGCATGATGGTGAGCTACAGGACGTAAAGAGAGCAACAGGTAGTGATGAGGATGTAAGTAATTTATATCATGATCACATTCTCGGACTTAAATGGAACGAGAAGAAACAAGAGTTCTTTATTAAAAAGAAAGATGTGCCAGAATATGATGTATGCTTTAAAACAATTGAAGCATTGGGTATTGATGTACATCAGAGTAGAATACATATTCAAAAATTAGGACAAGTAACGCCTATACACATTGATCAACAGATGAGATATGCTCGTCCAGGTTGGCGTAAGATTTGGTTAGATGGTGGTGGGGATAAAGATCCATTACGTCTAAGGCGTTTCCTTATTCATTTACAGGATTGGGAATATGGGCATGTATGGCAGTTCGGTAATTACTACCATCAAGGATATAAATCAGGCACAGTTGTTACATATGACTGGTGCAATGTTCCACATGGAACAGCCAATTTTGGATTTACTCCAAGATTAACATTTCAAATTACTGGATTTATTAGCGATAAAACTGCTGAACTAATTGCAGATCCAGATCCTGATAGGATTATAAAAATATGAAAATTTGTGTAGTAGGTGGAGGTAGTGCTGGTTGGATTACAGCCAGTTATCTAGCTAAAACAACAGATTGCGAAATAACAATCGTACATACAGATGAAGTTGAAACAATAGGTGTAGGCGAGAGTACTACTCCTACAATACAATATGTCGCAAACAAAGTTGGGCTCAGTGAAGATGACTGGATGCGTGATAGTGAAGCAACATTTAAGTATGGAGTTGAATTTCATAATTGGAATAAACCAGGATCACGTTGGTTCCATACATTTGATGATTTATTTCCAGCTGATGTCTTTCATTCTCCTCAACAAGACTTAGGAAAATATAGTGCTAAACTTGGTAGAACAAGCGTAGATTATTTTCTAAAAGAACATGACGGTTTAGGAAATTCGGTAGCATATAATCATATGCATGGTCCTATAGAAAAGTTACTTAGTGAGAAACTATCACCATATAATTGTCAAGGTAAACAGACTATTGCAAAGTATCCTGGGTACAGTTACCATGTAAATGCCCACAAGTTTGGACTTGCAATGAAAGCACAATGTGGTGAATCAATTACAGAAATTAATGAAGAAGTCGTTGATGTAAAATACAATGATGATGGTGTAGAAAGCATACAATTAAAAAGTGGTAGAATAATTAAAGCTGATATATACTTTGATTGCTCAGGATTTAGTAAACTATTAATTGGAAGTATGACAGGCTGGGATTCTTATCAGGATTTAATTCCAAATGATAGAGCAATAGCAGGCACTGCCCAAAATCCTACAATATTTCCAATATCAAATATGCTAAAGCCATGCACACAGGCACATGCACAAAAAGATGGTTGGATATGGGTTATACCAACAAGTAAAAGAATTGGTAGTGGATTTGTATATAGTAGCAAGTATACTAGTGATGATGAAGCTG